TCATATTGTTTATCTATATAAAAACTTTTTAATGATTCTTCTATTTTATCATAAACTTTATTTTCTTTATCTACACTTAATCTTCTTTCCATCTCGGGAAGTCCAACATTATTATCATAGTATTTTTTAAATTCATTCATATGATCTTCAGTTATCCAATTATATATAAAATCATCAGGCGGCAGACACCCTCTTTTTTCTAAATATTCTTTAATTTTATTTATCGTTGGCTTATGTTCATGCTCAATTTCAATACCAACTTCTTTTTCATTTTTATGCTGATCTTTCTCAATTTCTTCTGACTCTTCTATTTCATTTTTATCAGTCATTTTACAACTCCCATTGTTTGTCTTGCAGGTAATGGTATTAACTTTATTCCATTCTGCTGTGAGAATCCCCACAAAGAGACATCTGAAAGTCCTAAGTGAGTCCAACCTTCAGTATTCTGTTCCATACTTGTCACACCCAATCTTATCAAATCCGCACTATATTTATAAAGCATATCTTGATAAACTTGGTCTGATGTTAATCCTTCAACATTAAAATCTACCGCGTCACCCCTACTGTGATCTGAATATAATGTATATGCGTTATCATCTGGTAATCTATAACATCTCCCATCTAAATTTCCACCTACATGCCAATTATTTATTATTATAGGTTTACCATAACTATCACGAAGAAATTGCATTAATATTGGAATCTTAATATTAATAAATCTCATACCGAGATCTCCATTACCATCTCGGTTCTGCCAAAAATTCCATGCTTCTTTAGGTATAAACTCTCTACAATCAAATGATTTAATTGCATTTCCCATTTTGTTTATTCCTTATTTTGTAATATAGGATTATCCTCATCAATCTCTGCTTTTTCTTTATCAAGATTTATTTGATCTGCTACAATTTTAGCTTTCAAATCTTCTTGCTTTTTTGTAGCATCTATTTTATCTTGATTCTCTAATTTCTGTACAGGCTCAGCAGAACCTATGATAGCATCGCCAAATATAAGCCATTTCTTTGCTATCATCTTTCCAATCATTCCTTCTTTCAATGATTTATTGAAAATATCCTGATTAAATTTAGAAACATCGATTGCTTGACCAGCTTTTATAAACACTGCTTTCCCATCATTATACTTAATATCTGTATTCAGACTCTCAATGTTACTAATGTTTCTAATTAGCTTCGCCATTTCTTTTCTCCTCTTTTATAGTCTGTTTAGACTTTGTTTGTAGGTATATTCGAATCTTGTTTAGTAACAACTACCGGTGTTTGAATTACAACTGATGTTGGATAATTCAATTTATAATCACTAAATAACTTTTCAAGACTAATTATAACATTAGTTACATCAATCAGAAATTTCTGATTGCCAGTTTCTTTTGCTGCAAAAATAACTACTTTATTTACAATCCAAAATATAAACTTTAAATAAGTTTTCATTTCCCCGCCTCACATAGTTTTTAATTTCTGTAAAAATTCTTCACTTAACTTTTGGTATTCTTCATCTTCTTTCTTAATATATGCTACATTTATCTTTTCAATATCATCGAGTAATTCATGGTATATTGCATAATCACCGCTATCTTCCACTTTCATTGACCAAATGCTTATTCCATTTATAAATATTTCAATAGTATCAATCAACACAATATCAATCCTCTCACTCTCTATTTTATTCCAGATTACAAATTTCGACTTCATAACTTCTCCAATCATTTCAATTTATTTTTAAAATTATTTGTTGAAATGATTTTCTTTTTATTGTTTCATAATTTATAACTCATATTTTGCTGGGGTGGAATTTTCTCCACCCCAGCTTATATTCTATTAACCTAGCTTACTATGGTGGTAAGGCACAGGCCTTTCGCGTATCTACACAACATTCCCACATCCTCCTGGGCGCTAAACATTTCACCAGCTTTCGACACGTCGGAAAGATACTTTATTTCAATATCTGTCCTTACAACAAGCTTACCAACATATTCTTTAGGCGCCATGGTGTAAACTTCCGTGTCCGGTATAACTATCATATCAAACATCGGAACTCCAAAAACCTCACCTATCAAACCTGTCTTCAATGCTTGCTCTTGGATTGCCGGTGCGAATATACCGTAGCCACCTTGTCCGAGGGAAGTAGTCGAAACGTTGAAGAGTAAGAAGTCAGTAAGTCTCGATGGAGATAATGCGCATGCGCCGATAGGAAGTAGTTTCGCACGAAGAGCACCTATCGATTTTGCAATATCCATCGGTGATACTTTACCATTCTCTACTGAATTCTGGTTCGTAGGATTGTTATTAGCAGCGCTTGTATTTCCAAGAGAGATTACAGGAAGCTGATTCGTTAGACCTACACCAAACTTTATTAACGAATAGAACCTAAAATCCTCCTGAAGCTGTATGGAACCCTGAGCCCTACGTCTTGCATTATCCATTACATCAAATTTCCTGTAGCTCTGTTCTACCCATTTCACAAGGAATGTGCAATTGATAGGCGAAGTTTCTATCCTGATCCTATCCGACTTTACATCAGATATAATAGGAAGACCATTAATAGAAAGTTCTGCAGCCGGAACATCAAGATCAGCATCAAATTCAGCTGTTTCTCCATTAGTTCCAAGAGTATAGGTATCAAGTAACTGACGAGCACGTCCCTCATATATCAATTCCCTGACCATCTGTTCTCTCATCTGTGCAGCAAGTATTCCTTTACCAGCCTGAGTCTTTGAAAGTATATTAACCTTTTTAGAAGCTGTTATACCGTCAAATTTCTTCTCTTTCGTAATATCATCTATCTTGAAAGAGTCATATGCTTTTATCGATTCGAGTTTCTTTTCCATTGTTTCATCCATTTGTTTTTCCTCCATAATTAATTAAATTTACACTAATTACAGTGTAAGTCTAATTTTCAGTCTCACCACAGTACCGGTGGAATCAGTCAAATAATCTTCAAGAATACCTACAGCAACACCAGAAGCAGCAGTTCCAGTGAAATATGCCGAGCCTGGAGTCCAATATATCACGTTTCCTACAGTATATGATTCAGCGTGAACTATTGCTGTATCGAGCGGACCATTGAAAACTTCAAGCAATGCATTCTTCTGAACAGCAGCGATGTATCCACCTCTATTGAAGTTCGGAAAGTCATGGCCATCACCAATCGTAGGACCGCTTGTATTTACTATTGGCTGTATCTGATTCGAATCAAGTGCAAGTCCTTCTACAGGTAATGCACCACCACCGGTTGCTCCAGTAAGATCTGCTGATCCATAAACCGTCCAAGTTATGTTTCCAGTCGTTCCGTCTTTCACTTTCTTAAGAGCTGTTCCCTGATATATCGTTTGACTTGCAGACGGAAGAAAACTTTCAGATATCGAGGAATTTTCCCATTTCATAAGTCTAATCATTCTGTTTCTCCTTTCAGTTCAAATTTTTGTTTAATACCTTTAAGCATTTTTGTAGCATCAATTCTCATTCAATTCTGGAAACTTAAAAAAATTAAGTTTGAAGTTGTTAATCTCTTCTTTGTTCTTATTCTGGTATGCTTTAAGTATTAAACTTAAGACAGTGTTTGGTGCTGTCTTTAATTCTTTCATTACTATTTTTTGTTTCGCTGCAATTGCTCTTTCCTTAGCAAAAATTATTGATTCTGCTGGCTTCTTATATGATAATATTTCTTCGTTTGAAACAAAGTCTTTATCATTGTTTCTCATATAAGTTATTACTTTTGATATCAATTTATTCTTTTCATTTATCTGACTCATAACTTCTTGATTTTTCTTTTCATCAATTTGTCTTTTCAATTCCGCAAGCTTCTCATCTGTTTTATCATCTTTATCATTATCTAAATCTTCAGTCCCTGGTTCATGAACTTCGCTATCTTCGTCTTTTGTATTTTCTTTATCATCTAATATTTTACTTAATTTATCTTGTAATTTCTCATCTTCAGCAGTTAATTTTACAACTTTCGTGTTTTCTAATATATTTCTTATTTCCAATTGTAACTTCCA